AAGGGAATAAAGAGATTTCTTCTAATAAGAAATCGTCCTCCAGTGACTTTATCTATTACACCTAATGTCGTTTGCCGATAAATTTCTTCGGCATGATAATTTATTATATATTTAAGTACACGACACCTTGACTTATCATTAAGACATCCCTCAAGAGCAAGCTGGATATTTTCTACTATCCCACTTCTAGAATCCTCATGTGTATGCGATTCAGCATACATACCAGTCCATCTTCCACCTAAACCCACAAATCTATGGGTTATATACTCCTCCACTAGGAGATTGAAGTCGAGCTCTCGTCGACAAAGTTTTTTCCACCCCATCTTTTTTACAATATTCTCTCGCCATTTAATTCTATCTTCTGTAAGGGACTCATCTGTGCGTCCCTGGACCTTATGTTTATTAAGGATCAGACCTACATTAAGGAACGGAATGAGAAGGGGACTTTCTGTTCCCTTCCCGTAGAGAAGATTACCAGACACATTCTCCATATCAAAACCTTTACTCTTAATACGAGAAAGATCGTAATGGATTGAACATGAATTAATATTCATATATGTCTGATTTTCATACGCTTTTCCAGCGCTCATTTCGAGACCAATCCGTTCTCCAACATCAGTATGATCCTCAAAACATCCTTTGGGTCCATTATAGAGCATGTCATCACCATTAATTAAAACATGGCGAAGACGTTGAGAGATAGTCCAACCTTCTTGCCAATGTGAAGTGACGTATAAATATAAACCTAGGTTGGCAAGACAAAGAATTGGGAATGAGAGAATAGATCCCATGAGTTGTCCATTCCTCTGGAGCCCCCCGTACCGAATTTCCTTCCCATTCGGATAGAAAATTTCATGTGGGCCAAGGACCTTTCTCGCCATATTACGGATACCTATAGGTAGGTAACGAATTATATAGTCGAGAATCCTCCTCGAGAACTCCCATGATAAGTTATCGGTAGCCGCCGAATAATCAATTGAAAACCATTGATAATCCGGCTTGGCCATCTCCAGTAACTGGTATATATCGGTAGGACAAAAGGGGCGTCCTGTTAAAGAAAAACATGGGTATCTTTGAATACAGGAGAGAAGACCCTCCTGTAGGGGTTTCATCATTTGATAAGGTAGGGCCTCACCTTTTGATATCATTCGACATTTGTTGGGTTCAAGAACACCAGCAACTAAACATCGAAGTGGGCCATCATAGGGACCGAATTCTTTATCCGGTACCTTTATTCGAGGTAAAGATTCTTCTTTACGAAGTCTATTTTCATTAAATACACTTTCCCTCCTAATCAAAGAATTCTCCGTTTCACGGAGAACCTCGAACTGAAGAGAAGATAACTGCTCCCAATCCTCA